GTAACAAGCCGTCTAACGCGGCGATCACCGTCTGTCGGCGCACCGCTTCGCGGTCACCGTCGAAGTGCCGGCGCTCAGTAATGACGTGGTTGCCATCGGCCCAGGCCAGCCACACGGTCCCCACCGGTTTGGCCGGCGAACCGCCGTCCGGCCCGGCCACGCCACTGACGGCCACGGCAAAGCGTGCACCACTGGCGGCCTGGGCACCACGGACCATGGCTTCGACCACCTCCTGGCTGACCGCGCCAACCTCGGCGAACAGCGCCTCGGGGACGTTCAGCTGGCGGGTCTTCTGGACATTGGAATAGGTGACGTAACCGGCCTCGAACCAGGCCGAGCTACCGGGCACACGGGTAATAGCCTCGGCGATGCCACCGCCGGTGCACGATTCTGCGGTGGTCACCTGGGCGTTGAAGCGGCGCAGGTGCTCGCCTAGACGGGTGGAGAGAATGGTGATCGGGTCCATGGCGAGCTCCTTGAAGATTGCACAGTACCCTACCACCCTGGTTGCGCCAGGCAAGGGATCAAGGCCGTGACGCGCGCACATAATCCTGGCACGCACGCAGCGCTATCAGCCCTCGGTCCCCTTCATCGGTAATGGCGATAATTCGTTGAGCATGCGCCGGCTCAAGTCTGGCGAGTACGGTTGCATGATCCACCCCGCCGGCAGCGGCGGTGGCTGGCACTGCGTTGCAGACGGCGTCGCGCTCGACCAGGACCGACAGGCGCAGATCGGCAGTAGCAAGACGATCACGCAGGCGAGCCTGAGATTGTTGGACATCGGCAAGTTCCTTGAAATGACGGGTTTCACTTTCTTGCAACTGCTGCACGAGCGCCTGGCGCTGCCCCCGCTCGGCAAGCAGCCGGGCAGCCTCGGCATCGGCCTGGGCTTGCGCCTGCTGCGCCAGTTGCCGACCGTAGCGCCAGCCCTGCACCTGCCAGGCCAGCACGACGGACAGCATCAACAACAATGCGCCAATACCCAGTTGCAATCGGCTCAACACAACACCTCACGTGCCCGCGCCCAGAGTTTGAGACGGTCCTCCAAGCCATTGAGCCCACCATTGATATGGCGCGTGATGCGGTTGAACTCGCCGCGGTCCGCCAGGGCATTGAGCCCACGCGAATGCCAGAACCAGGCCGCCGATTCGCAGGCCCAGCGCGGCTGTTCGAGCAGCTGTGGCTGCGCCAGCAGGCGCTCGTCGCCGAACAGTGCGCGGCTACAGGCCTGGTAGTTGTTGCGCCCGGTCACCTGGATCAGGCCGCGCCCGCAGTACAACTGGCCATCGCCATCGGCCTGTGCTGTATTGCCCAGGCGCAAGGCCAGGCTGCCGGTGTCGTAGCGCGCCAGGTAGCGCTCACTGCCCAACTCCTTCACGTAGCGGAACTGGCCGGACTCATGGCCGACCTGGGCGATGAACGCCGCCACCCGCTTGGGGTTGTCGATTTCCCAGCGCGGCAGGGTGGCATTCAGTGCCGAAAGAAAAACGCCCGCAACGGGGCGGGCGTTCGGCAGAATCTGTAGCAATTGCGTTTCAGTGAGCATGTCTGCACTCCTTCCCTGTATCGTCCTTCAAGCCTTGATCGCGGCTTGTCGACGGGGCGCTACCCCCTTGGCCTGTACCTTGCCCGCCTTGCCGCCATTGCCCTGCACCGTGGTGCGCCAGCCCGAGGCGGTGAACACCTGCTCCACCGAATCGATCTGGTACTGCCCGTCGAGGCCATCGACAAAGCCCTGCAGGTCGCTGCTGCGTTCGGCGAACAGGTCGGTACGCCCCGGCAGGTCCAGGCGCACTTGGGCAGTATCGCGGTTGAAACTGGCCAGGCGCGCCTTGGCCGCCTGCTCGGCAGCTTCGCGGTTGGGGTAGAGGTGACGGTCGGTATGCACTGGCCGCCCGCCTTCAACAGCCTCATCGTTGAGCAGCTCGACGGTCTTCGACTCACCACCGGCAGCGTCTTGATAACGGGTGCGCACGGCTTTGCGTGCCGCTTTGTCATCCACGCGGAAATGCCACTGGCTGACCTCGGTGCGGGCGATGCCGACCGTGCCCAGGGGTTTGCCGCTGGCGCTCTGCCCGGCCTGGCGCGGCAGCACCAGCAATTGCCCATCGGCGAGCTTGGCGGTGCAGTCGTACTGGCGGGCCAGGCGCGTGATGAAATTGAAATCCGATTCGTTGTACTGGTCGACCCGCGGCACCTGAATGACCACCGGGCAGACCACCTGCCAACCATTGCGCGCGCCGATTTCGGCGACGATACGCTGCAACGGCACGGCCTCCCAGCTGCCACTGCGAATGGTCCTGCCACTGCCACGCAGGTCACTGGCCTTGCCGCGAATTACCAAGGTATCGGGCGGACCGGACAGTTCGACCTCATCGACGGTATAACGCCCCAGCCGGGTCAGCGGCTGGCCGGCGTATCCCAGATGCACCTCGATCAGCGCACCGCGCGCCGGCAACGCCACAACGCCGTCGCGGGCGTCGATGCGCAGCTCGAAATCATCCGACTCCATGCCTGGCTTGTCAGTGGTCCGCAGCAGCAACAGGCGGTCATTGATCAGCGCAGTAATGTCCTTGCCATCGGCCTCGATGCGAAATACGGGTTGCATGGCATCAGTCCCACAGCTGCACGGCGTTGGCCGAGACCAGCGCCAGCGTCGGCAAGCGGATCGTCACACCGCTGCGAAACGGCTGAGCCTCGTCGGCCAGCCCCTGGTTGGCTCGCAACACCGCCTCGACGCTGCCGTTGAGGTGCCCGTAATAGTGGTGGCAGAGGGTATCGAGCAGGTCGCCCTCAGACGTTTTGCAGGTCTTGTCCATAGCTGACGAACTCCAGTGAAAAACCTTGTTTGCGGGGAATGCCACCGGCCAGCAAGGCGCCCTGCTCTTCCTCGATGCTGGTCAGGCACCAGGTGCCGAGCACTTCGCCATAACCGGTGGTCAGCGACAGCGGCAGCAACTGGCGACCAATGCCTCGTAGCGCCTGCAACTGGCCCAATCCGCCCTTGAAGCCAGGGAAGATTGCGCCACGTATGCTGATGTTTTCTTCGCCCAGGCTTACCGCCTGCTGGGCGTTCTCGCGGCTCAGGCGATCCTGCCCGGCCCAGCGGAAACGCGTTTGCCGGCGCAACTGGTCGAAGGCGGCGGTGTCGAGGTTGAAGTAGTACGGCGCAGCGTTGGCCTTGAGTGGCTGCAGTACCAGCAGGTGCGGGAATGGCGTGATCGCGTCCGCCGCCGGGGTAACCTGCGGCGCGAAGCCGAAGGTCGAAAGCACACCGTTGGCGACCGAGCGCACATCCCCGATCACCCGGCGAATGGCCGCCCCGGCCTTGCCCAGGTGCTCAGCAAAGGCATCGACACGGTCTCGCACCTTGCGCACCACATCGAGGGTCTGGTCGTACTTGGCGATCACCTTGTCGACACGCTGCTTGGCCGCGTCGATGGCGCGCATCGTGCGCTGCAGGCGCCTGCCGATCTCCGGGCCGATCCAGGGCAGGGCTTCGAGCTCGGCTGCCGCTTCCTTGGCATGGCCAACCGCCTGGTTCATCGGGTCGAGCATGGCGTCGGCACGCCGACGCCCCTCCTCGCCCGCCTTGACCAGTGCATGCAGGCCACCTTGCAACTGCTCCAGGTAAGTCATGGGTCCTCCTCATGGCTGTGGTTGATCGGCCATTTGCACCGAACGCGCCTGGCGCATCAGGTCGTCGAGCACGCGGCGGGCGATGGTTTCCAGTTGTTGCAGGGTGGTCGGGTCGTCGAAGCTGTTGTTGAAGGTCACCGGCATGTTGGCGGTGAAGGTAAATTGCTGGTTGATCGTGGAAGGAGGGGCAGACTGCCATGATTGCTCAGGGGCAGAAGGCTGCAGCGAAGGCAGGTCTGCGCGCGCCTGCGGCACGTTCAGCGGAGTCGCAGGCTGACTGCTTGAGCCAGGCTCATCGTTTCCAGTGATGGATGCCACCGTACGTCCCAACCAGCCCCCCGCAGATTCACCGCCCATACCGCCCAGCACACCGCCGATCAAACCACCGATCGCAGTGCCGATGACCGGCACCAGCGAGCCAAACGCAGCGCCCGCTGCCGCGCCTGCCAGCGTGCCGCCCAGGCCTCCGGCAGCGCTGCCGTAGCCCTCGAGCTTCTGGGCGGGCGCGTCATCGCTGTTGTAGGTTTCCACCATCTGCAAGGACGCATCCAGCAGCGCGGCACCGGGTACCTTCTTGAACAGAGTGCCAATCCCGGGCAGCCCAAAACCTGTGCCTTTCTTCAGCAGCGGGAGCAAGCTCCAGGCCCCAGGCGCTCCTGTTTCAGCCCCCTGCCCAATGGATTCTGGCGTTGCCGCTTCATCCCCCTGCTTCAAGACTGCTGGCGCCTCCTGAGACTGCGGCTGTGCCTGCGCTTTCGGCTCAAGCACGCCACTTGCAGCCTGTTCGCCAGCAGGGCCGGGCGTTACGCTCGCACTCGGTTCGGCCTTGGCATCCCGAGTTACCCAGTCATACAACTTGCCTCCGACCAGCTTGCCGAAAGCGTCGCCCAGATAGGCACCGGCATCGGCGCCGTGCTTTCTGGCCAACCGACTTGTGGTCAGCCTGGCAAGCACAGCCCCCAGCACACGGCCACCCACCTCGCCGACCGCAGCACCAACACCCTGCGCCTTTTCCTCGCCACTCTCGCCCTCTACCAACGCCTTGCCGACCTTGCCAATGGCATCGACGCGGTGCTCTTGCCATGCCTGGCCGGCAACCCTGGCGACCCTTTGCTGGGTGTTTCGGGGGTGGCGCCGCATGACTGCGCGAGCATCACGACGGCTAACCAGCGCCGTCATTCCAAGCCCCGCAGCGACCAACGCACCTCTGGCCAGGACCACCTTGAACTCAGGGGAAGCCACTTTAGCCGGCACTGCAGCCTCTGAAAGCTGGCCAGTTGAAGTGCTCATCGCCTCTCGTGTCACAGAGAACGAAGAGCGGAACGTACTGGTGAGCAAGCTTGCCCTGAATGGTTTCAAGCGGGCCAACCCGGCGATTATCCGGTCCAGCATCAGGTAGTGCTGACGCAAACGCTCGACGGCTTCGACCTCATCGCCCAGCCGGGCAATCTGGTCTTCATGTTGCTGCCCCTGATCCAACGCCAGCTGGCGTTCGGCCTGGCGTACTTTGCCGAGCTCCAACCCCAGGCGAATCACCTCGCCGATGAGGCGGCCAAGCCGGGTGCCGTCCGCCTGCCTGCGCAGGCGCTCGACATCCCGGTGCAGATGCTCTATGGCAAGGCCCAGGGGGTTGACGACGGTGACGCTGAGCCCGAGGGGGAACACCTGTGTGTTCGCCATAGGTTCCTCCTAGTCACGGCGCGAGCCACCAGACCATGTCGCCGTACGACATGGTCATGATTTCGCTCGCGGAAAAGTTCAGCTCCTTGGCCAGCCGCTTTGCTGCGGCCTTCTGCCGGGCCGGGTCAAAGTTCGTCGTCCTGCACCAGGCGAAAATAGCCGCTTTGCAAGCGACCATAGTCCTTCAGGGCAAGGCCTTCGAGGTCCTTGACGCCAACCTCGGCCAGCGACGCGAACAGGTTCAGCTCGCGCTGCTCGTCATCGGCCACTCCACCGGCCTGCGCATTGCGGATATCGCGCACGGTCGGTGCCCGCAGCGTCAGGCTGTCGACCTGCACGCCGTTGGCTTCGCAAGGGCGCGACAGGCGCACGGTGACGCGGTCGTCGCTCAGGGTCAGCCATTGCGGCTGCTTTTTCGCATGAGCCATGGTTGCCTCCTTACAGGCCAAGCGCAGCGCGCTGTGCGGCCAGCTGGTCGACACCATCGATCACGCGCTTCATGCCCAGCGCGTCGATCTCGTAGATCAGGCGGCCATCGACTTCGAGCTTGTAGTAGGTCAGGCCGACGCTGTGCTTGACCTCGGCCTTGTCGCCGGACTTCCAGTCACCCATGTCGATTTCCTTCAGAGTGCCCCGCAGGGTCACCACCACCGGATTGATCTTGCCCTTGAGGCCCTTGAAGGCGCCGCGGAAGGTGCCGTTGAAACCACTGCCATCGGCCAGGCCGAAGAACTTCAGCGCTTCACGGCGCACGCCAGTGGTGGTGAAGGCCGCTTCCTGCTTCTCCATGCCCAGGTCCATCTCGACCGGCATGTCCATGCCGCCGGGGCGGTGCTCTTCCATCTTCAGGGTGAGTTTGGGCAGGGTCAGGCTGGGTACATCGCCCTGGAAGCTGACGCCATCGACGAACAGGTTCAGGTTGGCCAGGGTTTCGGGAATCATTGCCATGTAGATGCGCTCCTCAAGCGGCGGAATCGAGAACTTCGGTCAGCCACTGGTTAGTGACTTCAACGCGGAAATTGGGGTTTTCGGCAGGCGGCACGTCGGTGAAGCGGATGTTCCAGTACACCTTGCCCTGCTCCAGCTGGCTGGCAGTGTTCAACTCCGGGTCGGCGAAGACTTCGAAGTTGATGATCGCGCCCTGGTTCTTCAGGTCGCGCATGAAGGCCTGCAGGCCTTCGGTGACGTCCTTGACGTAGGTGGCGGTGATGGCGCGGTCGACCGCCCATTTGTGGCCGTAGAGGATCGCGTCCATGACGATGTCCATGGTCCGCACGCGGGTGACGAAGGCCCATTTCGGGTCGCTGGACAAGGTGCGGTTGCCCCACAGGCGGAAGCCGTCATCGCGGATGATGGTGGCGATGTTGGCGTTGTTCAGCAGGTTGGCACGGCAACTGTCGTCGCCATCGAGGAACTCCACCGGGCGGGTGGTACCGGTGATGCCGACGAATTCCTTGTTCGACGGCGAGGCCCAGAAGCCGTATTCGCTGTCGGTCCAGGCGAACAGGCCGGCGACCCAGGCCGATCCCGGCGCATCGACGGTGGCTTGCGCGCCGTTGTCCCAGTACTGCACGCCCGGGTCGACCAGGAAGGCGCGCTTGGCGCCGAAGTTCTCGGCATAGTCGATGGCCGCTTCGTCGGTGGTGTTGGGGCCGTCGATGATGGCGATGCCGCGCAGCTTGTCTGCCAGGGCGACCAAGGCGGTGCCGACCGCCTGGGTGACGCTGTGGCGTGGCGCGGCCAGCAGGCGCGGCTGGGCATTGAAACGGCTCTTGCCGTCGAGCAGCGCCTGCAGGCCGGTGCGCTTGCCGTCGGCCTGCACGCTGCCGATGATCGCTGCGGTCTGCTCGGCGGCATCGTCCAGCTTGGCTACGCCACAGGCGACGATGACCGCCTTGGCGCGGTTGTAGATGGCCCGGCAGGCCTTGGTAATGGCGGCGTTTTCGCCGAAGGCGGCGACCGCTTCACGCTCGCTGGTGATCAGTACCAGGTCGTTGGCCTTGGCTGTGGCGCCAGCGCCTTCGGTGAAGGTGTCGACCAGGCCGATGATCGAGGAAGAAGGCAGCGCGATGCTGCGGGCGCCGGTGTCGACGTTGGTTACGGTGACGCCGTGGAAGAATCCACTCATACAGGTTTACTCCAGGTTCAGGTACGAAAAGGCCCTGCGGGTGCAGGGCCGGGTAAGCATTAGCCAGAAAGAAAAAAGCCCCGAAGAGACGGGGCCTCACTGAGCTTGAAGAACGAGCCAAACCGGTGGCTCTGGCTTTGAAGAGGAATCAGGGAACATTGAGGAAGTTGGCCAATCACGCAGATCCTGTCGATAATTCAGCAGTTCGCTGTATTGCTCGGACGACAGCGAACTGCTGATATTCATTGCAAGCTCGTCGCGATGGCGCATTACCAGCCATTCGCTAGATTGCAGCTGATAGTCACGCCACATGCGTAGCGCTTGAATCAACTCACCTTCAGTCGTATCAGAGGGTGGAGCATAGCCGCCTTCGATAATTTTCCAACCGGGCATCGTCTCAGGAGAACACTCTTTCCAGACAAGCTCGGAATGATAGCGGTCAAGTGGATCAATATCGGTAACTTCCATCACCTGACCGTTTGCAATTCGTGCCCACATATCAAATCTCTTCAGTAAGTGATGAATACACAGCCATCGGCGCCCGCCTGGGAACTAGCAATCGTTCGACCGGCACCGCCCATGCCCGGCTGCGTCGGAGTGGAATAGTCACTGGCGGCGTAAATTGACTCCCCACCACCACCGGGCCCACCCCAAGCGCCAGAGTTATTGGTGTTGCGTACAGGCGGCGAGCCCGAACCCAAGGAGGCATTGAAGTCTCCACCCACACCTATACCCCCGGCTGCACCGTTAAATAGAGTGCCCCCCTCTCCTCCAGTCGCTGAACAGAAAGAGCCGAATGACGAGGTCCCCCCCGATGAGCCTGCCGTATTTACGACATTCACGGCTTTGCCGCCTGCAGCAACTGTCACAGTGATGCTCGCACCAGGTGTAACAAGGCAGATACGGCTGCAGATTCCGCCTCCGCCACCACCACCCGCGCCTGTCTCAGGTGGCCCGAACGCACCGCTGCCTCCTCCTCCTCGAATATCAACAAGCACGCGAGTTACATTGGCAGGTACTTGCCATTGGTAGGTACCTGCCCTGGTATAGAGCACTCGACCGCGGAAAGGGAAGTTAGCACTTGTGGCACTTGTCGCTCCGCCTGCAACTAGCGCATAAATGCCGTCGGAAATGCAGGCCAATATTAACGGCGGATCTAAATTTGTAACTGTAACTGCCGCATATGCCGTTGAACCAACGGCAATGTATCCTTTGCCAGAACGAGGCGCGTTCACCCTAAGTGTCCCGGACCCGGAGCCTACCGACACGATGAAAACAGAGCCTTTTGTTATACCCGAATCGGGAAGATACAAGCTGCCGCTCCAACTACCCACTCCGTCCATAGTCGAATACTTTCCAGCTTGCGCCTGACTCAAGGTTTGCCCGTCGGTCAAACCAGCCCCGACGCTTGGCAAATTGAGCCCCAGCTGTTTGACGAACTCTGTTGTAGCTAGCTGAGTACTGCTGTCATCCCGAGCTGCAGTTGGGCCGCTGGGAGTGCCTGTGAATACCGGGCTGGCCAAATTGGACTTAAGAGCGAGCGCGCTGTTAACTTGAGAAGTAGTGAGAACATCAGTCAAGCCGTAGCCGGCTGCCGTATTTGGATTCGTTGCAGCGATCACTCGGCCATACTTATCGACAGTCACACTGCGATACGTTCCCGTTGTAATTCCGCTGCGCCCGAAAGCCATTTCATACACTTGCAAGCTGACACCCACAATAATCGGCCCTTCGCTGACCAACTGCCAGGCGCTGTTGCTATTGGCTACTCCCCTCTCTACCACTACCAACAATCCCGGGGTCACTTTGGCATCGGTATCGGCGTCGCTGCTGCGATTCCACCCTCCTGCTGCAACCTCATAGATCCCATTATCCTTGGCCGCGGTCTGATTCTTCACCAGCACCCGAGCCCCAGCAGCAAGCGCCACACCATCGACCGTCTGTAACCCGCTCAAGGCGATGTTCGCCGTAGTGGCCGCAACCACCGAGCGTTTGAAATCCTGCCGAGCCAATTCCTCGGTTACCCACTCCCGGGTAGCAAGCACCACCGCCGGATCAATCTTGAGCTGCACATTACTGGCACTGCTCACCACCAGATTCATCCGCACCACCTGGGTACGTCCAGACCCTTGGCTGAGCAACGGTTTGTAGGTCGGCGCGCAGTTGGCCACGGCAACCATGTCGCCATCGGCATCGTAAAGCGCAATCTCGCGGATCCACTTGCCGCCGACATCAGCCGGGATGACCTGCTCGGCAATGATGAT